AAAGTATGGTTTCTTCCAATCGGCGCGAATCTCGTTTGCTATCTCATATATAGGACGCATTGTTTTTCCCTTGTTTTTGACCGTCAATCTCTCGTTGACTTGAATAATATCTCACATAGTCAAAACAATGTCAACTCACATAACGCATACCTGCCCTGCATTTAACGCATACCTGCCCGCGCCGACCTGCCCGCGCCGACCTGCCCGCGCCGGTAAAGTGACAATTATACTACCAGAAACAATATGCCCGCGCCGAATGTCCGCGCCGGTAAAGTGGCAATATGACAGCGCAGAAAAATAACAAATAAAAAAGGCCTCTGTTTCCAGAGGCCTTTCGTCTTTATGCCGCTGCTTCCTCTTCCTCTTCTTCCTTAAGATGACTCGCAATCTCACGCCAGTTCACCTCAGATATAAAAGAGAGTGCATAGTCGCGAGCAATCCCACTGCGAGTCTCGGCAAAGATTTGATCGACCACGAACTCTTTAAGATCATCGGCAGAGTATCGATCCCAATTGCCACCGTCGAAGATCTCTAGGTTGACTCGCCATGTTGGGTAGTTTGTCCATCCATTGTAATTTGTCATGCCGCTGCTTCCTCTGAGTTTGGTAGATAACAGATCCCCTGATCGATGAGATCCCGTGCCATGCGTCCGAAAGATCCTTGCAATTGCCAGACTAATCCGGTGTCGATCAGGTATTGCCAAGCTTCAAGCACTTCATGCTCTTCGGCATCAATCTGCCCTTCGACCATCATCACTGCTGTAAACGAATCCATGTTCAACCTCCCATTGCCACTGCGAGAAACAGAATGCCTGTGACGAATGCACCAAGACAAAGCAGTTCAAAGATGTCACCAATTAGATTTTTCATTGTTCATAGTCCCATGATTAAAAGAAGAAGGATCGGGGTTAGAAGCATTGTGATTGCTACGATTTCAATTGAGTGATCATTGTTCATTGTCGTCATCCTTTCGAGAGTGGTAGGGTGCACCTTGCGATGCACCCCGTTGGGATCAGTCAACCGAGACTGTGAATGTGACGTTCTGCAATGTTTCCGTGACACGTTCGTCAAGGTCCATCGAATTAAGCTTGTCTTCGAGATCGCAGTCGATGCGGTCAAGACGTGTGTTCATGTCGTCAAGCTTGTCTTCGACCGACACTTCGACTGCGTCTATACGTTCACTAAGACGTTCAACGGCGATACTGTCGCGGTCTATTCCCCGATTATGCTCCTGAATATGCATGATCTGGGTTTCAAGCTTTTCGATCAATTCCTTGTGCGCTTCCAACTCCTTGGCAAGAAGCAAAAGAACATTGTCGATGGACGTGGTAGCCGTGACGGCTAGAGTGGAAAGATTGGTTTTCATTGTCGTTTTCCTTGTTATCGACTGTCCGGAATTGGCAGTCGGGAAACCCCTGCCCGAAGGCAGGGGAAACCGGACTGTCAAACAATGGCATCGTGCAGTTGCTTGAATATTGGCGTGAATGCCATGTCATACCGATTGTGATCATAGGCATCCATAACTGCCGACTGCGTCAATGGCACAAGCTCACGCAGCACACCGGAGATCATTCGATCCTGATCGACAAAGTAAACCTTGTCATCATGAATGGTAGCAGCGATCCGTTGACCGCTCTTGCTGTACTTCCGTCCGGTATTAAATGTCAGAATGTTTGTCATGTCTTGTCTTCCTTTTTCCTTGTCTCTGCATATCCCGTATGCATTGATTGAACCTTTACAGATAGTCAAAAACTTGTCAAGAGGGGGACGTGACCCAAAGTGGGTCATGCACAGGCAGATGAGGCATAAGGTTTGGGCATCGCTCATCCAACAATAGGTCAGCCGTCCTGACCTATCGGGTCCCTTGGCCAAAAACAGGATCGGCTGCGGCATTCGTCCACAGACCCCCGACCCCCCTAAATCGACCCCCGTACCGCGCCGTCGCACCCCGTACACGATTTTGCACATATGATTATCAATTTTCAAAAAATCCCATGGACAATGGACATTGGTCCCTTGACCCCCCACCCCCCTTTTCTGTAGATAAGGGTTAGGGTCCCGGACCCCCGGCCCGTACAACAGAAAGTTTGTAATATGTCGTCTTTTAAAAATGCACAGAAATATCAGACAATGCTGGATCACGGCGAAGCTGTCCGTGAGGATATAATAAATTTCTTTGAAGGATACGATGACAAGGAAAAGCCGCTTTTTGCAGATGGCTTTGATTATGCAATTATCGGCGTGGGCGACAGCATGTACCCGCAGTACAACTCTCGTATTGTGTATGACTACAATATGTGTGAGGAAGTTTTGCAAATCCGTGACGGGATGACACGGGAAGAGGCCAATGAGTTTATGGAGTACAACGTAACAGGGGCTTACGTTGGTCCATTGGGTCCTGTCTTTTTGCATAGGGACTCCGGACTGGTGGCCATCAAACCTGCAAAGAAGTCCAAGGTCAAACGTCCACCATCCACCAACCAGTTGGAATTGCCGCTAGTCATTGAAGTGTTATGACTTTTGTGGCATTGGTCGATGGACAATAGAGGGATGACCATTGTCCATTGATCAAAAAGCATTAATCAAGTCTCTGTCCCAAGTTCCTGTTGAAGACCTGAAGAACATGTACAAGTACATGGACAGGTTGAAAGATTTGACAGCCAAGGACAAGGCGAAGGATAACTTCCTTGAGTTTGTAAAACAGATGTGGCCCGGTTTCATCACCGGGAGGCATCACAAGATTGTTGCAGAGAAGCTGGAGCGAGTGGCGAAGGGTGAGTTGAAGCGGTTGATTATCAACATGCCGCCGAGACATACGAAGTCCGAGTTTGCCAGCTTTTTGTTTCCGGCGTGGATGATTGGCCGTCGGCCTGATCTCAAGATTATGCAAGCGACCCATACTGCGGATCTTTCTGTCAGGTTTGGACGGAAGGTGAAGAACCTTATGGAGATGCCGGATTACCAAGGCATCTTTGATGTCAAGTTAAGGTCCGACAGTAAGGCTGCGTATCGCTGGGAGACGGACGATGGTGGGGAATATTATGCGGCTGGTGTTGGCGGGTCGATTGCGGGTCGCGGGGCTGATCTTTTCATCGTGGATGATCCTCATTCTGAGCAGGATGCGATGTCACCTACTGCTCTTGAAAATGCGTGGGACTGGTACACATCGGGTCCACGACAGCGTTTGCAGCCGGGTGGTGCGATTATTCTGGTAATGACCCGGTGGGGTGAGAAGGATCTGACAGCACGTTTGTTAAAGCAGTCGGCGATGGACCCGAAGGCTGATCAGTGGGAGGTGGTCGAATTTCCTGCGATCTTGGACAGCGGCAAGGCTTTGTGGCCCGAGTACTGGAGTTTGGAAGAACTTGAGAAGATCAAGGCTTCGATCCCGTTACAGCAATGGAATGCACAGTACCTTCAACAACCGTCCTCCGACGGTTCGTCCATTATCAAGCGCGAGTGGTGGCAGCCTTGGGAGCATGAGAAGATCCCTCGTCTGCATTATGTCATGCAGTCTTATGATACGGCGTATTTGAAGACGCAGACGGCTGACTTTACAGCGATCCATACGTGGGGTGTGTTTTACCCGAAGGAGGATGGTCCACCGAACGTGATCCTGATGGATGCGAAGAAGGGTCGGTGGGAGTTTCCTGACCTGAAGAGGATTGCGTTTGAGGAGTACAAGTACTGGGAGCCGGAGGTAATCCTTGTGGAGGCAAAGGCTGCGGGTATGCCGCTGACACAGGAATTGCGAGCGTCTGGTATCCCTGTTGTAAATTTCACGCCAAGTCGCGGCAACGATAAATTCAGTCGAATGAATTCTGTCGCGCCTCTGTTCGAGGCAGGATTAGTGTGGTATCCTGAAACAAGCTGGGCGGAAGAAGTCATCGAAGAGATGGCTACTTTTCCATTTGGCGAGCATGATGACCATTGCGATGCGGCGACACAGGCGTTAATGCGTTTCAGGCAAGGCGGCTTTCTTTCACATCCCGATGATTACGAGACGGCGAAGGAAGAGCGGGTTGGGAAAAGGGTTTATTACTGATGTCTATGCAGCCATATAACAATATCGGTACACCTCTCGGTGGTCGAGGTGACGATATGATGGAAGACGAGGACATTGATGGCCTTCATGAAATCGACGATGAGGCCGAGGTCGAAGAAGAGGCCGAGGTCGAAGAGATCGAGTTCCAAGCAAATCTGGCAGAGGTCCTAGATGAGGCGGTCATGAAGAAGATCGCCTTGGATCTGGTAGACCTGATTGAGAATGACGACAGCAGCCGAGAAGAGTGGAAGAAGGTCTATGAAGAGGGGATGGTCCTCCTCGGTCTGACCTTCGAGGAGCGTTCGGAACCTTTTGAAGGTGCTTCCGGCGTGACCCATCCTATTCTGAATGAGGCTGTGACACAGTTCCAAGCACAGTCGTACAAGGAACTACTGCCACCGGGCGGCCCTGTGAGGGCGGCGATCATTGGAAAGGTGACACCGGAGCGTGAAGCACAGGCGGAGCGCGTAAAGGCGTACATGAATTACCAGATCACTCAGGTCATGGAAGAGTATGACCCTGACTTTGATCAGATGCTGTTCTATGTTGGCTACGGGGGCAGCACCTTTAAGAAGGTGTATTACGACACATCTCTGGAAAGGGCGACAAGTCCATACATTTTGCCGAAGGATTTGATTGTGCCATATTTGGCACGCGATCTACTGACGGCGGAGCGCGTTACACACGTATTACGTATGAGCAAGAATGAACTCCGCAAGCAGCAGGTGAGCGGATTTTATCGGGACGTGGACCTCGGAGAACCAGCAGAGACCGAGCGCGACCAGATCCAAGAGCGGCTGGACGATATTTCTGGCAGGGAACCTACGGGCGACAGCGAAGAGTACGCTTTGTATGAGTGCCACTGCAACCTTGACATAGAGGGTTTTGAAGACACGGACGAGGACGGAGAAGAGACTGGCATTAAATTGCCGTACATTGTTACGTTCGATCCTGATTCGATGGAGATTTTGTCCATCCGTCGCAACTATCGTGAAGACGATCCAAAGAAAAAGAAGCGTCAGTACTTTGTTCATTACAAGTTCTTG